TTCCGGTCAGCTCAAGATACATATTGCGAGGAATGGCGCTTGCGCCAGAAGTCATGGTCAAGGACGACGACGTTCCAGTCAGGGCGTTGGTGTAGTACCCGCTGATTGCCTGTTCCAGCAATGTGCCAATGTTGGTGTTGGTAAGACCGCCCCATGTTCCGGCTTCTGTGCCGTCACCGATAATGTTCAGTGCTAGATTGGTTGAGTATGTGACTGACATAGCCTGTCCTTAGTTTTACAGCACCAGCCAACGCTGACCAGATGCCACGGTAATCGACACACCACTTGCTATTGTGATCGGTCCAACAGAATATCCATTTGTCCCAGTAGCAATCGTGCCAGATACCGAAGCTGTCGTGCCGTTCAAAATGATTGCCTGAGTGCTGGTTCCGCCGCCAAGACCCTGAACGTACGTTTCAGCCGGAGCGGATACAAATACGTCTTTGGTTCCAGCACTAAAATTGACCAAGCTGCCGGAGTTGCTGGAAGACAAAACCGTCGTTCTGGCAAGCGTTGGCCCAGACGTTGCGTACGTTCCAATACCTACTTCCCATTCAGCCGCAGTCTGGTGGGCAATGGTGTAGTAAGTCGTGTTGCCGTTACCAATAACCGAAAAGTTTTGATATCCGGTTGGGGCAGTTCCACTGAGCGTGACCGTGCCTGTACTCGACGTAGTCGTCGAATCCTTTACTCGGTCTGCAAGAATCAAAGCCATGTTTTGCCCTTACGGATAAGTGGTATCGACTAACGTCCAACCAGCCGCCACATCACTAGTAATCTCATTCCAACCGGCACTTGTTGTGCTATCAAACAGTTGCCAATCTGCATTCTGTGAGTCATCAATTAACTTCCAGTACACCGCAATAACTGATCCGACGCTGCCCGTTGCAAACACCCCAGTTATAGGTTGACCGCCAGTAGGTGTATTGACTGCTCCAGAACCACCAACACCAGTCAAAACAAGCTCAACTGAAACGCCAACTGCGCCTACTAAACCTATTGCCGAGTCGCCAGTTTCTGGTTGGCTGGTTACTACTGAACCTACCGCACCTACTGCATCAACACCACTTAGCGCAAACGCTTTTATAAACGCAACCGTACCTACCGCGCCACTTGCTACAACACCAGTTAACGGTTGACCGCCAACAACTACACCTACAGCACCACTAGCCGCATTTCCTGTAAGAGCAACAGTGACTGCTACATCGCCTAATGACGCAAACGGCGCTTGTGCAAATGCGGATGTCCCGAACATAATTTACGCGGCAGTGCCGCGCTCCATTAGGTGGTCGAGAGACGCAGCAGTGCGGCGCTTGTTGTATTACTTGGCATGGTCAGTGTAAATGTACCCGCCGTGATGGTCTGTGCACCAAACGTGTGGACACTGATAGCCTTGTTACTTTGGGTTGAGTTGTACAACAACATTGCGTCAAAAGCCGTAGACAATGTTACTGTGGTATAGGTAATTGAAGCTGAAGGAGTAAAAAACGCTACGCCAGCAGTTGCTGAAGTGTTAGTTGAAGTTGGAGCCGTGGCATTCGTTACCGTAACGCCGCCAGCCACGTAGCCTGTACCAGATACTTCACCGGTTGGGTTATAAGCAGTAGTGCTTGCATCTTTTGTAGCAGATACTAAATATAAAGCCGCTTTAAGCGTGTCTGTAGCTGGGGCAGTCAAGCTACCACGAGACACAATGGTTGAAGTGCCAAGCTGGTGTTGACCAAGCATAAGCTCACTCATGAAGCTCGTGCACATTGATTGGGTGTTTGCCACTTAAATTCTCCTTAACCAAAGACGGCGGTTTCGCCGCCAAAATTAACAGGCTTCTTCAGCGTCACATGCGCCGAACGATGGACCATCTCGCCATCAAGCCAATACTCAACCCAAGTGGTCAATTCGTTGTCGTTGTCTACAGAACCTTCACGCTTCTCCAGCAGGGACTCATCCATCTCGCCTTTGGTGGTCGTTACGATCACGATATCCTCACGATTGCGTTTGTGTTATCTGCGGTCGGGAACTGCACTTGGAACGTGCCGGTCGAGGTCTTGTCGTTACCAAAGTCCAGCACAACCATCGCTGGGTTGGCAGAGCCGTCGTACTTGTAGATCAACGCGCCACGCGCCGTGAACGAACCAGACCAGCTGACGTTGGAAAAAGAGTAGTAAGAAGTCGTGCCAGATGAACCGACCGTAGGCACTTGACTGACCGTCAGCGTTTCACCACCCGCCGTGTAACCCGTAGCAGACACTTCACCGGTAGCGTCATACGCCGTGGTGGTTGCGTCCAAAGTAGCCGTATTTGTGTACAGCGCGATCTTAAATACCTGCGTCGTACCCGTGCCAAGATCGAACGTAGCGGTATTCAGCCCGTTCTTGTAGGTGTTGGTTGCGTAGTTACCGGTGAAAGCCATCAGGTCACCTTCTGGCGGTATTGGCCGCTGCGGTACGCATCTTGACGCTCCATGCCATCACCCAGACGCTTGGCCATTGCCAGTGCTTCCATGTACTTACCGTTGTAGGCGGTGATCAAGTCAGCCTCACCCTTCATAAAGGTGTAGCCTTCTACGAGCGCACCATAAAGCAACACGCTATCAAAATTATCGCCCAGCCAAGTTTGGCCGCTGGATGCAGTTGTGATGCTCTCTGGATAGTAGTAGTAATGCAACTCCATAGAGTAGATAGCGTCTGGAGTTGGGCCAAGCAGGAAAGACAGTTCATTGCTGATAACAGAGAGCGAAGATACGGTTGGCCCAAATAGGGCGTAGTACGCAGGTACACCGGTGTCCGTTGGTATTGGATACGATTCGCGGATGAAGTTCACATCCTTGTTCAGCAGGTAGGCATACGACCCGTCAGTGTTGATTACAGCCAACGAATACGTAGCCAAGAAATCATCTGGCGCTGAAAGGTACTTGTTACTTGCTGCGGTAGTGCCGGTGACGTTCTTACGGATCGAAGGAAACTGAACCGTGTTGAAAATACGCTGTTCGGCTTGAGTAATGAAGGTGTTGATCTGCTCGGTGCTCGTGAGCGTAGCCGTGCCTGTCCCCGCGCTATCCGTAAAGACAGACGCAGGGAAGTCATTCTCAAGGTAACCCTTGATGGTTTCAAACAGCGTACTGTAGTTCATGGTTAGCCCATCGGACCACGAGCCATAACACCTTTGGTTGCCGCGCCTGTGCCGTAAATTTTAATTCCGGTAGACTTGGCTTCGTCAGGGTAACCGTTCTTGCCGGTCGAGTTGGTGTTTGGCTTCGGCTGTGTGTACTTGCCAATTGGACTAGCAGTATCAGCTGGGAAAAACTCAAACTTGTCATTTTTGGTCATTATCGGCCCCGCTGGTTGTTTACACGCGCCATGTTGCGGCCAACTGCCTTCATGTTAGCGGAAGTAACGCCGCCTTTTTTCATGCCGTGCAGACGCTTCTCGTGTACCTTGACTTCTTTGTCTGCAATCTTCTTAACTTGTTTAGTATCCATTTTCTACCCCTATGAAGTCACTACTGTTACGTTGCCAATCGCAATCGTCAGTGCCAAGTTATTCGGCGTGAACCCTGCATCAATGCCTCTTGCGCCACCCACCGGATTCCAGCCCCATTGGATGATTCTACTACCACCACCCGGATATCCATCAGTTCCTACACCAGAAGTGACATAACTTACGTCCGGCCTTGGATTACGTACTGCTTGCGGGTCATTGACCGGATACAGACCCAACGACAACTGCGGTTGGTCAGGCTCCCAACACGTGGGGCAGACCATAATATTCACGTTCTTGGTCTTGATGACCAAACCTTTCAACTCCGTCAGCTTGTACCGAAACCCGCACCGGTCGCATTCCGCAATCGCATTCTTACCAGAGGAAAACTTGTTCCCCATGATTAACCAATAAACTGTTGGCGCGGAACAAATCTATCCGATGCTTTTTCACGATCTTCCGTTGCCGCCAGTTCCCACTGTTCGTTGTATTCGGCCTTGAGCATGGCAATCCGGCCCGGATCGACGTTTGGCAGCTTCATGGACAGTTGGAATGCCAACCCCGCCACCATGCAAGGCATGAAGCGGAACGGCACGTCTTGACCGTTAATACCGTTACCGGCATCCTGAATCCGACGCAGCCGCCAGTACACAAAGGTGTAGGTTTGGCTGTTATCTGGCGTTGGCCAGACGTGAATCCGGGGCGG